ATCAATGCAACGCATATGTGGTTTTTAGGTGGGCTTGTTGGCTTTACAAATTGGCATACTTTTAATCAAATGGAGTTTTATAGTAAATTACCAAATGTTTCTAAGTTAGAGATTGGTATTTACTGCATTTTGAATTCCTCCGATGAGCCTACTCATTGGTTTGATTTTAAGGAGCTCGTTTTTGATCACACTGATGCGGATCAAGACCGTGTGTACATTACGTTTACACCCCGCATCCATCATCAGGCTAATATCTTGCGATGGTTTCCGTCAAAGAATGACGTTGATTTCATTAAGTTCTTTCAAGATACTAATAATCGTTTGCCTGTGTGCTTTGCTCGTCGGAGGGATGGGCATTGTCATACTACTGATAGTTATGTTACTTTTGGCAATCATTTTGTCGATTATACTGTCAGACGTAGTTATACATGTGAGTTGACTGGTGAGACTTATACGAGTGCTGATGTTGGTGTTCCTATTAAGCGTATTATACATCCCAATGTATTTGAGCTCAATGTGCGAACGCAGAATGGTGAGTGTGGAGCAGCGTGTTTTTGGACTGGTTCGGAGAGATATAGATTTACTAAGTATAGTGAGTCATACCAACAACCTATATTCATTTACTTCCATCATAGTGCTGCGCAAGGTTCCGGAATTGGTAATGGATCTATGGTCTTTAGAGAGGATTTCTCATGCGTTGAGAAGTTGATTAAGACAAGTATTTCATCCAAAGCTGAGCGCTTGCGAGCTGGGCTGAGTACAGCTGTAAAGGAATTTGTTCTTGCTACGAACACTGACCAGGCTTGTGATTTGTCTTTTATACCTACAAGTCATACGGTCCGTTCCTTTGCTCCACATCATACCGTCGTTGCGCTTATTGATCAGATACCTTATAATCCCAAAAGCAATATTACACGTACTCCGTTGTATAATGTTTTCCCTCGTACACGTGCTCCTGCTAGATTGTACGACTTTGATGGTAAGGATATTCTCGCCAGTTCTAGAGCCTCTTATGGTTCGAATGTTGAAAATGTGATACCCTTCCATCAATTGCAGTGTGTTATTGAGTATACCACTGATGGGATTATGAGTGTGTCTGATGAGCCTAGATCTCGTTCCACATTGTCTGTTGAGCAAGCTATTCTGGGTGATGTTGCTTGCCATTTACCTGCTATTGACCGTTCTACCTCCCCTGGTCCAACGTTGCGCTATGTGAAGCGCATGTTGAATTTGAAGGGTGATGGAAAAACGTGGATTTTTGGTAATGGCGAGCTAATTGACTTGTCTCTTCCAACTGCTCAAGCTTTTATTCGTCTGATGGATGAAGGGTTTGCAGCGTGCGATCGTGGAGATCGCCCTCATTCCTTGAATGCAGATAGTTTGAAAGATGAGCTTAGAGAATTCGAAAAACAGAGCAATCCGCGTCTGTTTTGTTCTGGGGATTCTGTCGAGCAAGCTAATATGCGTCGTTTGTTTGGTAATTTCGCTGGTTGGGTGTATGAGAATCGTATTAAGAATGGTATTGCAATTGGAATTAATCCTTATTCTCATGAATGGGATGGATTATATAATTATTTGCGTATCATGTCTGATGATGCAGTGTTTGGTGATTTTGGTAAGTATGATAAGCGACTTATTTCTTTGCTTATTTACGCCACCAAGAATCTTGCTGATAAATTTTATGGTGATGATGATCCCATTAATAATCAGCGTCGAGCATTGTATTTTGAGAACTTGGTTAACAGTTTTCATTGTGTTCCAGATGGTTCTTATACTGCAATCTATGAGTGGTTGCATGGTAATACTAGTGGTAACTTCTTGACTGCTATAATTAACTCTGTTGCGAATTTGTGCTTGTGTAATTTTGTCTTTTGTGCTATTTTTCTGCGTAATATTGGAAAAGATATTGCAGAAACGAAGCTGAGTGAGCTTCCATTAGATTATGTTACACGAAATAGTCGAGTTGCAACCTATGGTGATGACAATGCGATGTCGTTCCGTAATATGGAGTATATTAATTTTTATAGTATTCAAGAAGCTGTTGAGAAGTATTTTGGGATGGAGTATACTGATGAGCTAAAAGGTAAGTCTGGTGTTATTGTTCCTCCGTATAGGTCTATTAGCGATGGTAATTTCATTGCTCGTGGTTTTGTTTTGGATTTTCCTCTGGGAGAGAAGAAGGTCCTCGCGCCACTGAAAATTAGATCTATATTAGAAGCGCCGCAATGGTACAAGAATAAACCTGACCCTGCAGATCTTAAACGAGTTGTTGAAAATTCGTTCTTAGAATTGTCTCTGCATGGAAAGGGGGTTTTTGATACCTACGCGCCTGTTTTGAAGAAAGCGTATTATAAAGCGTTTAAGCGTTATCCGCACTTTAGTGAGTGGATGATAGCTTATCTGACTATATTAGAACGTGATTCTCCCTTGTATTGTCCTATGACCAATCTCTCTTTGTTAGAGGAGGACGATATTAAATTTTGGTTGCAGCCACCGAGTGTTCCGGGTTCCGGTGGTGTAGATTTATTACTAGGGATTGACGCTTGAGGTTTGATGCTACCTAAGCGCTCTTAAAATTTGCATTTCTTTAACAAATTTTAATCATGTTTGTCTCAGCCTGCCGACGTTGGTGCAGGACGCTCTGTTTGGGAGTGAGAGGAAATCTCCCATATACTTTTT